GAAACGCCTGCTGGATAAAGCCGCCGATGGCCGTCACGAACTCCGTCCGGCGCTGCTTTTCAGCATTCTCGTCCGGCGTAATCGTGCTGTCCGTCTCGATATCAATGACGCAGGGCCGGGTACGCTCCTGGCGTAGCAGATTAACAACCTGTTCAATCGTTACCGGCAGCTTGGGTTGCGGTGGGGGCGGCACAGGCTGGCCGCTCATCTTGGCCTGCAATGCCGCGCTTTGATACTGCTGCTGTATCTGCGCCATCTGCTGCTGATTGGCCGCTTCCGTCGCCATATCCATCTGCGACATGGTGAGCAAGGTTTGCGGCTGGAAGTTCTCAGCGATAATCTCAGCGCCGATCCGGGTCAGGTCACGGGCAACGCGGACCATTTCGGCTTGGCGTTCCTTGATCCTGATTGACCCATACTGCGATTTAAGCTGCTGCGCTCCGAGTGTTTCGCTGGCTTCCGTATCGCCCCGCATAATATCTGATATGCCGGTAATCTGGTAAACGTCGCTGATGATTTCCTTGCGGAGCGCGACCAGTTCCTTGATGGTGATAGCGACTTCCTGCACGGGAAGCCACAGCACCGAATCCTTGAGCGAACCACCGGCTATCAAATGCGCCGCGACGGGCACTAGAATGGCCGAATTGTCCTGCGTCTTGAGCGCCTTTTCAATCGCGCCGGTTACGCCTTCCTCGCCATTGGCATAAAAGCCCTTCATGCGCAGGGAATTGGCTAGTCCGGCAATGCGCCCGGTCAGCTCGTTTATTTCTTCAATCTGGTCCCGATAGTACACATAATCAGGAACCGGAATGAGCGTCCCGCGCTGTAACGTGCCATAGGCAGGCTTGGGACAGGGAAAAAACCCGTCAAGGCTTAGAAACGGCTCCTGAATGTCGAGAACAGATTCAACACCCTTCGACACCCAAACGACGAGACGCTTGCTCTTGGACCAGAGTTCCCAGACAGCCGCTTTTTTCTCAGCGTCGTAGCTTGCGCCATCGTCCGGCTTGTATTCGCGGTATTCCATCGACGTAACAAGCGACAGTTTACCCTTGTCAATCTCTTGCGTCTCAGGATCGGTCGCGAACCGCTTGATGGCTTCATCGCGGGACAGGAACGAACGGCGACCAACCCAGCCGACCTCTTTCCACTTGCGCGCGGGTTCATGCAGGAAGTCCTTGCGGTCGATATGGTCGTAACAGACCTTCTCCTCCGCGCCGCCGTCGTCGTAATTATAAACCTCATACCGCGCCCATGCGCAGCCACGGCCAGTGATGGCAAGGTCGTCACGAACCTCTTTCAACGCCTCATGGACGTTATCCAGATCGAAGTTCGTTGACAGCGTGCGTTCGAGGATTTCACTAGCTGCCCTCGGCAGTTCGCGAAGGTCTTTGAACCTCGGCACAACCACGGGCTGCGGAGCGCGGGCGTAGATGGAAGGCTTGATGACTTCCAGATTGGCCCAAAACATCTGGAATTCGCGGTCTGTTTTCAGCTTCGCCTTTTCTTCCAGATTTGAATAGAGCTTCTCGATGCTGTCGCACTTCTCCTGGTAGGACTGAAAAGCCTTCTCAGCCGCCGTTATGGCGTCCAGCCACGGCTTGGCGTCCTGCATGTCTGCAAAACGGGCATCCGCTGCCGGGTCTGTAGCTGGTTTGCTGCTTTCAGCGCCTTGTTCCATTAAATGCGAATCCTGTAATCGCCTGATATCGGGTCAGGCGGGCCGGGCAGATAGACTTGCCCCGGCTGTGGTTTCGGCTTGTCGTCGGCTATCTCTGTCGGTGCTGAACGCCATGCCATCGCCATGTAGCGAAAGGCATCCGCCGCGTGACTGGTCCAGTCATGCACAGGGTTCATACCGAACGTGCGGGCGTCCTCGTCCCATTCACGCCGGTATTGCTCCAAGGCTTCGATGCCGTTGTTTGTGCGAGGGTGGAACACACAGAGCGGCAAGGTTTTACGAGCCGCCGCGATACCGTCCAAGACCTTGTTCTGTGGCAGGACAACCGGCTTCAAGCCACAATCCCGCATTTGCTCAACCCGCCCGCGCTTCATACCCCAAATCTGTTGCCGGGCATCGTGCGGTACATAGTCAATGCCTCTAGCCCAAGGCTTGGACAGGCAGACCTCGGCGTAATGCTCGATATCTGCCCCGTGGCTCATGTAGAAGTCGAGAATGAATATCTGGCTTCCGACAACCTGAAACCACCAGATGGCCGTGCTATCGACCTTGCCCAAGTCCCATGCTGTATGGACGGGACGGGACGGGTCAGGCGCTATCTCGTCAATCCTGCCCTCAGTCCGTACCGCCAGCATTTGCTTGGCGTAGAAGGCCCCGAGAATGGCCGCATTGAACGAGCAATGATATTCCTGATCTATCTGCGCTTGGGCTAGGTCTTCGTCCCCATATAGCCCGATGTAGTCAGACAGCGCCGCGTCAATCTGCTCTTTCGTGAGGGCGTTCGTGGCACTGACGGGAGATAGCTCGGCAAACCAGCGGTCTTTGTTCCGCATGGCTTCGTTGTACATATTGTAGGCGTGGTTGCGACCGCGTGGCGTGGTGATGAATGCCGCCCAACCGTCGTTCTCCTCAACCATTGGCCTGTGGTAGCCCCAGGCATTGGGGTTAGCCAAAGCCCATTCGGAATAGACTATGCCGACCGGCCCTGCCCCCACCGTGGCGTCATAGCGGTCTGAGCCGATAAGCTGCCAAGTGGACCCGCATTTGAAGCGGATGAACATTTCTTGGTCGTTCGTGCTGTCCCTGATTTCAGGGGGAAACGCCTCGTCTATCCTTCGCTTGCCGGTATGGGCGTTTACGCTGGTCCAGATGGCCTTGCGAGCCTGTGCGTATTCAGGCAGGCAATGCCAATAGGTGCCGATCCGCTTATGTGCCCAATCGCGAGTAGCGTTCAGGGCTATTTCGTCCTTGCCCCATCGCCTATGGGCTATTTCAATCAGGCGCTTTTTACTACCAGATACCCATGTCTTATGAAATGCTTGCTGATATGGCCGGACGCGGAATTGATGGATCATTCATAGATCGTCTGGAATACGATTGCGCCGCCGTCGGGACCGGAAACCTTATTGTCCACCGAGGCAAGCCGGGCGTGAACGTAAGGCGCAGCGGCCTTTGCCGCGTCCAGCCTCACGCCAAACTCTTTGTTCTCGTCCCTCATAGCCGCAAGCAGGAAGTCCAAGGGCAATTCGCCGCCCTGTACCGCCTTGGCCCGCGCCTCTGCGTTTAGCTGATTTGCCCCGCCAGCCTTGCGACCAGCGTTCTGCCTAGCTCCTCCGCGCGGCATTTTGAATCTTTGAAAGTTTTTCAAAGCCTCGGGTGGCTTCGACTATCTTGCGGCGGTCTGACCTCGCTTCGTGCATGGCCTGATAAATGGCCTGAACGATACGTTCGGCAGTCCAGCAGCCATCTTCCCGATGAATAGAATATTGGATTTGATCATACCGGCTCACGCCAGCTTCGATCTGCTTTTTCGATAGCAGCATGATTTACCTCGCCGGTCTGAGCGGCAGCGATTACGCTGTGTGTTGCCTCACGGGTATATCCGCCTATGGGGCGGGGAGAACTAGACCATATACGCTTTCGCGTTTCGCGAATTGCCGAATATGCTCCATATCCCTAGCTTGCTTTAGCTGGCCCCGGAGGGGGATTAGGCTGAAATCCGTATCGCCTTGTACCGCCGCATTTCCTTTATATCCGCAGAACGGCGCAGCTTAGATCGGAAATCGGTGGCGTCACAGCACATGCAAGCCAGCATCTTGGTCCGCTTGCCTCTGAGGTTGATATTGCCGCAATGCCTGTAAGAGGATTTCATGACACCCTCGTCGCCCCTTCGGGCCGATAGATTATCGCCTTGATTATCAAATCAGGTCGATAGTGATAATCAAACAAACTTGATTGCAACAAGACGAACTCAAGGGCTGATTGGTCCCCGGATATAGCGCCGGGGGCGCTGGAATTGGATGCCCCATCATGCCCGGCTAGGTGCACCACCGAACAGACGCCCCGTACTCGGGCGGCGGCTTGACGATCCTGTTTCCCTTGCGGGCGATCCATCAGAGGCCGGGACCATTCTTGAATTGCAGCAGCACAGGCGCATCTTTCGATGCCCTGCGCTTTAAAGCTAAGCCGGTGCGCGGCTGTGCCGACTGGCTACCCGCTCAACCTGTTCGATCTCAAATTCCGTGGGTACGGACTGACCGAACAAGCTCAAGAATACGCCGATCCGGTCCGGCCTGTCAACCTTGTGGATAAGAGCTTCCACACCCGCGAATGGCCCAACTGTCGGCCTGACCACATCGCCAACCTTGTACGGGTTCGTCTGCTCAACCTTGAACGGCCCCGCGTTCCGGAATGGCGCTATCTGGCTATCAGGGACGACCGTAGGCAGGCCGTCTTCGGAAACCGACACAATGCCGAGTATTCCGTCTTCGCCCATCAGCGCCCGCCACAGACGCCCACACATGGCAAGGCGGACGAAGATGTAGCCGGGGAAGTACGCCCGCTCGATGGACTTGAATTGCAGCTTTCCCCTGGTACGCCCGCGACCGTTCCGGATGGCAAAGGTCAGCTTTTCGATGGGCGTAAACGCCTCGTACTTGTGGGCTATCAGCTTTTCGACCATCGCCTTTTCGTTTCTAGGCATGGTCTGGACAGCGTACCAGCCCTCCTTGCCTATCCAGCCATCTTGCCCGCTCCCTTGCGATAGAAATAGCCCACGAGCGCCCTTGCGTGCTTTGGCAAGGCGCTCGACATAATCGGGAAGCTCATACTCTACGCGGTGGCCGAGGCCAGACTGGATCAAATGAGGCTCTCCTGCTTTGGCTTCGGCTGCGGGGCGGGGATGAATAGGTCAGGCCGCTTTAAGGCGTCCTCTATGCGGCGAACTGCAATGTCGAAGTAAG